AATACCTGAAGATTATGAAATAATTGATAAACGAGTATATAATCCAGTACCTTTTCCAAAACCAAAATTTGAATTACGACAAGAACAGTTAGAAGTATATAATCAAGCAAATGATACTTGTTTTATAAATGCTTTAGTAGGTTGGGGTAAAACATTTACAGCATTACATATAGCACACAAGTGGGGTCAAAAAACATTAGTAATTACACATACTACAGCACTTAGAGATCAATGGTGTGAAGAAGTTAAAGTTTTATTTGGTATGGATCCTGGTATTATAGGTAGCGGTTCTTATGAAATTGAAGATCATTTTATAGTAGTAGGAAATGTTCAAAGTATTGTTAAATATTTGGACAAAATCAATAAAGAGTTTGGTACAATTATTTTAGACGAAGCACATCATTGCCCAGCTACTACCTTTAGTCAAACAATAGATAGTTTTCATAGCAGATATAGACTTGCATTAAGTGGTACAATGACTAGAAAGGATGGAAAACATATACTATTTAAAGACTATTTTGGAGATAATGTTTATAAACCACCACAAAGTAATACTATTAATCCAACTGTACACTTAGTAAAGAGTAAACTAGTATTAAATCCCACGGCTAGTTGGGTAGATAAAATCAATGAACTAACACAGAATGATTATTATAGAAAATATATTAGTGCATTAGCTAAGTTTCATATAGAAGCAGGACATAGTGTACTAATAATTGCAGACAGAGTAGAATTTCTAGAAAAGGTAAAAGAATATGTTGGTGAAACGTGTTTGTTGGTTACTGGCGACACCCCTACAGAAGAAAGACAATCAGCTAAAGAACAGCTCCTTAACAAGACAAAAATGTGCGTTGCTGGTAGCAGGCAAATCTTTAGCGAAGGAATCTCAATTAATATCTTAAGCTGCGTTATACTAGCAGTACCTATGAGCAATGATAGTTTATTAGAGCAAATTATAGGTAGAATAATGAGACCTTATCCAGAAAAATTAAATCCAATTGTAGTAGATATTCAATTTAGTGGATGGTTGGATAAAAAACAAAATAATGATAGACTAGGCTTATATCTTAAAAAAGGTTGGGATATAGTAACGGTATAGAATTTTTGGCTTGTAATAGATTACTAAATATAGTATAATATAATATGATTCAAAGAAATTTACTTAGGTTTGATCTAACTAAATTACAAAAAGAGGCAAAAGGAAATCCTAAAGATTTAGTAATGATTTTATATAAGCACTATAGAATTAAAAATTATAAAATCATTGGACATAACTTTATACTTAATCCTAACAAATTTTTCTTTGATCAAAGTACGGATATTTTATATAAAGCGCAATATATTGAATTAGCGGGTCGTAGAAGTTATCAGCACTATAAAGATTTAGGACAAAAATACTTAGATTTAACTTATTATCCAGACCTAAATAAAAATGCAATAAAATACAATCCGATAGTAACAATAGAAAACAATAAAATTTATTTTAAACACGAGGAATAAAATGGCACTTAGTTTTAAACAAACAAAAGGTAAAGCACTATCTAATAAGGTAGAAACTTATGAATATAAAGACGGTGAAAATACAGTAAGATTAATTGGTGGAATTTTACCACGCTATATCTATTGGGTAAAAGGTACAAATAATAAAGACATTCCTATCGAGTGCTTGGCTTTTAACAGAGACAAAGAAAAATTTGATAATCTTGAAAAGGATCATGTTCCTGACTATTACCCAGACTTGCGTTGTAGCTGGAGCTATTCTATTAACTGTATTGATCCTAAAGATGGAAAAGTCAAGGCTTTAAATCTTAAAAAGAAACTATTTGAACAAATTCTTACTGCAGCCGAAGATTTAGGCGATCCTACAGATTATGATACAGGTTGGGATGTAGTATTTAAACGTACCAAAACAGGACCACTTGCATTTAATGTAGAATATACTCTACAAGTGTTACGTTGCAAACCAAAAAAATTAAGTGCCGAAGATAGAGAGCTAGCAGATAATGCTCAACCAATCGACGAAAAATTCCCTAGACCCACAGCTGAAGAAGTTAAAGCTTTACTAGAGAAAATAAATACTCCTCAAGAAGATGAGGAAGATCTAGATCAAAGTCAAGCAGAAGCTATTAAAGAGTTAGGTTAATAAAAATAGGTTCAGTAGAAATACTGAACCTATATCTTTAGGAGATAATAGTGAAAATATTATTCACAGCTGATATACATATAAAATTAGGTCAAAAGAATGTTCCTGTTGATTGGGCTAGAAATCGCTATAATCTCTTATGGAAACAATTTGAGGAACTACAGGATAAAGCCGATGTATTTATTATAGGTGGCGATGTTTTTGATAAACTTCCCAATATGGATGAGTTAGAGATTTATTTCGACTTAATCAGTCATTGTAAAATACCTACTATTATATATAGTGGTAATCATGAAGCAGTAAAAAAATCTACTACTTTTATGACCAATTTAGCTAAAGCCAGTAATTTAATGAGCGCTAAAAGAAATGTAATTGTTATAGACGATTACTATAGTGACCATGGAATAGAGTTTGTTCCTTATAATAAACTAAAAGACTTTGAGCAGTCGAATCCTTGGCCAGAAGGTGGTAAAATACTATGCACTCATGTTCGTGGAGAAATTCCACCACACGTTATGCCAGAAGTAAATTTAGATATTTTTAAATCTTGGGATGTAGTACTAGCAGGAGATTTACACAGTTATGAAAATTGTCAGCGTAATATCTTGTATCCTGGTAGTCCTGTCACCACTAGTTTTCATAGAGATGTTGTGCAAACTGGCGTTATACTATTAGATACGGAAACATTAGAGCACGAATGGTTAAAGTTAGAGCTACCTCAACTAATAAGAAAAACTGTTGCCGCTAATGATGCTAAACCGTCCACTGAATATCATCATACAATATATCAGGTTGAAGGTGATTTACAAGAATTAGGTGAACTAGAGGATAGTGAGCTAATTGATAAAAAAGTTATCAAGCGTAGTAGTGATGTTCAGCTTATGTTGGACAATGATATGACCCTAGTACAAGAGGTAAAAGAATATTTGCAATATATTTTAGAATTACCTCAAGAAACTATTGACAAAGCTATATTAGAAGTACAAAATAATTTAGATAAAATAGAACATGATTAGTACAGATTATCATCCTAATTTTTATTATGTTGCTAGAATACTTGCTGAACGTAGACACGGTTCGCAGGATCGCTGGGAGTTAGAGTTTGATAATGCTGTTGATATGGTGTTGTTAATAGAACAATTGGGTTTTTTAAACAAGAAAAAGTTTTGGGGTAGTGTATAAATAGATGTATTATATAACCATACTAATATTTATGTGTGGGGCAATATTTTGGATTTCGTCGACTACTAAGTTAACAGATGAAGTAAGAAAAAATTTGCCTCCAGAAGATATTGAGGCAATATATACAGAACTACAAAGTAGAAAATATTGGGGATTATTATTAATAGTGATTGCTATGTTTCCTACTATGATCTACTTAGTAATATAAAATTGGATAGAAAATGATAACAATTAAAGAACTAAGATGGAGTAATTGTTTTAGCTATGGTAGTAATAATACTGTAAACTTTATAAAGGCCCCACTTACTCAACTAGTGGGTAAAAACGGACATGGTAAAAGTAGCATAGCACTTATACTCGAAGAAATACTATTTAATAAAAATAGTAAAGGTATAAAAAAAGCAGATATACTTAACAGATATATTAAAGATAAAAGCTATACAATAGAATTAGATTTAGAACGAGATGGCAATGATTATACAATTAAAACTACTCGTGGAGCACAACAAACAGTAAAGCTAATAAAAAATGGTCAAGATATTAGTGCTCATACCGCTACACAAACTTATAAAATTATTGAAGAAATTGTAGGCATTGACCATAAAAGCTTTGCACAAATTGTTTATCAAAGCAATGCTATGAGTTTAGAGTTTTTAACAAGTCCTGATACTGCTCGTAAAAAATTCTTAATAGAAATATTAAATCTTACAAAATATACTCGTGCTAGTGAAGTATTTAAAGAAATTAGTTTAGAATTAGGTAAGGAAGTAAGCGCAGCACAGGCTAAAGTTAATACAATACGTAGTTGGTTAGATAAATATGAAAAAATGGATTTATCTATTAAACAAGCAGTAGAAGTAGAACAACTAGACCCTAAACTGGAGCAACGTGTAGCACAATTAAATCTAGAAATAACAAATATAGATAAAACTAATCGTAAAATTGTTCAAAATAATACTTATAAACAACAATTAAATGCTATAGAATTAGTATTTCCTCCACCTGCTGCAGTAGATGAACAACATATTCGTCAACTACAACAAGAGCAAACAGAACATCTAAAAACTGTCAAAGATGGTGAGCTGTTTATTAAAAAATTAAAAAGTTTAAGTGGTACTTGTCCTACTTGTTATAGTTCTATTGATAACGCAAAAACGCAAGAACTAGTAGAATCTAAAGTAGATGAAGTAGAAACAAGTAGGGCAACAGCAGTTAAGTTATTGGTTAATCTAGAAGAACTAGAAACTCAAAACAAAAAATATAAGCAAGCTACAAAAGCACAACAAGATTTTGAACAGCTGCACTTATTAATTGATGAATCACTACCAGTAAAAACACTAGACAGAAATGAATTAAAAAATGAATATGATTTATTAGTTAGTTCTATTCAAGAAGTTAAAAAACGAATAAAACAAGCAGAAGAAAAAAATAATCAGGTAAATACTCATAATAGTAAAGTAGATACTATTCGTCAACAATTGCAAGATATGACTGAAGAATTGGAAGAGTATAGTCATCAGCTGCATCTAATGAACGAGCGCATGAGCATATTAGGTGTACTAACAAAAACATTTTCGACTACTGGATTAGTAGCGTATAAAATAGAATGTTTAGTTAAAGACTTGGAGGCAATAACTAATCAATATTTAGTAGATTTGAGTGACGGCAGATTTCAAATTACTTTTAAAATAAATAGCAGTGATAAACTACTAGTAGTAGTTACTGATAATAGTAGAGACATTGATATTAGTGCACTTAGTGGTGGTGAAAAAGCCCGTGTAAATGTAGCCACACTACTAGCTATACGCAAGTTAATGCAAACACTGTCAAGTAGTCGTATTAATTTACTTATATTGGACGAAACTGTAGAAGCACTAGATTTAGAAGGTAAAGAAAAATTAGTAGAAGTATTAATACGAGAAGAATACTTAAATACCTTTTTAATTAGTCACGGATTTACACATCCATTGCTAGAGAAAATAAATGTTGTCAAACGTAATAACATATCTCGTATTGAGGCATGAGTATATGCGAGCAAAGAGATTCGAAAAAGTTTTAGAAATTAAGCGTAAAAAGGTAGATAAAGCTATTAATAAAATAGAACAATCTTATACTTTTGAAAAAGATAGCTTATACCTGAACTTGGACGGCACTATAGACTGGGAAAGGTTAGCTAAACATATTAAGGAAGCTACCAATGGTAGATAGTCGTCAAAAAGGTGCGCGCACAGAAACCTTAGCCAGAGATATGTTGCGTAAACACACCGGTTTAGGGTGGGAGCGTGTACCTGGATCGGGAGCACTTGATGCTAAACATGGTTTAAAAGGGGACTTGTACGTCCCTAACCGTGTTAACAATTATTGTGTTGAGGTAAAAGGTTATGCAGAGGATCATATTAATAGCGGGTTACTAACACACAAGACCCCACAGATTATAGAGTGGTGGCAACAAACACAGCGTCAAGCTTTTCAAGTTGATAAAATGCCACTGTTAATATTCAAATATGATCGTAGTAAACTATTTGGTGCTACAGCTTTTGTTTGTGATAATATGATGGAAAAACGGTGGCTAATGTTTTACTCACAAGATTATGAGTTTTACATGTTTTTGCTAGAAGATTGGCTCATAAATAGCAAAACTAAATTTGTAGATTGACTTTTGTTATCAACAGTGTTATAATAATAGATTACACTTCAAAAAATGATATGAAAACCTTTAAACAATTTGAAACAACAGAAAAAACACTGATGATAGTAGATGCCTTGAATCTTGCATTTCGCTACAAACACAGCGGAGCAAGAGATTTTGCTCAAGATTATATACGTACTGTAGATAGTTTAGCTAAAAGCTATAAAGCGCAGTACGTAATTATAGCGGCAGATCAAGGCTCTAGCAGTTATCGTAAAAATATTTATCCCAACTACAAACAGAATCGTAAAGACAAGTTTGATCAACAAACTGAAGCTGAGAAATTGGAGTTTGAATTATTTTTTGAAGATTTTACCGAAACCTTAGAGTTAATTAGTGAGCGTTATCCTGTACTAAGATTTCAAGGTGTAGAAGCAGATGATATTGCTGCTTATATTGTAGGTAAAAAACGCAAACTACCCATTGACCAAATTTGGTTAATGTCAAGTGATAAAGATTGGGATTTGCTTATCAAACCTGGAGTAGGAAGATTTAGTTATGTTACACGCAAAGAAGTCACTTGGGATACTTGGCAAGATCACTATGCATTTGAACCCGAACAATACGTTCATGTTAAGTGTCTTATGGGCGATAGTGGCGATAATGTCCCTGGTGTGCCTGGCGTTGGACCTAAACGTGCTCAGCAACTTGTTGAAGAGTATGGTACTACCTGGGATATTATTAATAGTATTCCTATATCTGGACGTTATAAGTATATTGAGGCAATTAATCAATCGAAACAACAACTAGAACTTAATTATCAACTAATGGACTTAGTAACCTATTGTCAAGATGCAATTGGTACTGAGTATTGTAAACAAATTGACGAGATACTAACAAAATGTCTTATAATTCACTAGTAGTAAATGTGGACGAAATAGGTCAAGGGCACGACTATAATATACTAAGATCATTCAGAGATTATGCAGTTCCTAAAACAATATTTGCAACAGTAGACAGAAGCTATGATAAGGATCCACAAGTAGCCGAACCAGATGTTAGTTCGGCTAAATTACTGGGTTATGCTGATGTAATTAACTGGAGTTTTACTTTAACTAGATATGTAAGTAACTATGATTACGGCGATACTGTAATTAAACAAGGATATTTAAAAAATACTGCATTTACTACAAGTGCAGGAAATAATGGTGAAGGTTTTATAGTAGGGCTTGACGGAGTCGGAAGTAGTTTTACTACTATAGGCAAATATCAAAGTACACCCTATGATTTTACTGTAGGTGCAATAGATA